TAGGTGTAAGAATTACACCTTCAAGAGTAATATCTCTAGCGTTGTAGCGACCCTTAACATCGTAAGAGCCGTCTCCCCAGCCGCGCTTGATGTCTGGAACTTCTGGAGATGGGTGTTGCCACCATCCTTCAATATTTGTAATTACCCACACAACTCCGAACTCATCAACCCTATTGAAAACAAACTCATTAAGAGAGATGTCTTCCTGCAACTTCATACCTGTTAGGTGCGGTTGCGGTAGCGGAATGAGCGAGCGGTCTACATAGTTATTTTCTTCTGCTTGTGTCAACGGCATTAGGCTGCTCCCCTACGAGTTGCAAAAGCAATCTGACGAGAAACTATTGCTGCTAGTTCTTTCTCGTCCATGCCTTCTGATGGATAAACATTTATAACAACTTCTTTACCAGCGCCACCGCCAGATAGCCTGTCAATAATTGCTCTGTCACGAACAGATAAGCCTGTAGGGTCTAGAGGCTCTACACGCTCTGACCTACCTGCTTCAGCAAGACGAGCAAAAGTTCCAGCGGCAGATGGTCTTACAATACCGCCGTCTGCCATATTGCTAAATGTAATTTTTGGAATTGGTGGAATGCTAAATGTTTTTCCACCAAAAATTGGAACCCAATCTGGTATTTTTATATTTATTTTACTAAACACAGAATTTATTGCGCTAATAACTCCATTTAATGGACCAGCAAAGACAGAAACAGCAGCCTTGAATAGATTTGTTACTACACCCCAGGCTTTAGTAAATGCTTGACCAAACGCTTGTCCAGCACCGTCAAAATCTCCTCTAAGAAGTCTTAGTACTCCTTTTATAAAGTTAACTACTGCTTGGAAAGCATCAATGATTCCTTTAATTATATAAATAACACCCTTGATTGCTCCACCTAATGTTCCAGTAATGGCAGAGGCTACAAATCCAAATACTGGTATAAGAGTTACAGATAAGAAGTCTCCGACGTCCTTCAGCGTGTCTTTTAGCGAACTAATAGAGTCCTGAGGAAAGGCATCAGCAATAGCACCCTTGACATCATTGAATGTATCAATAAAGACATCTTTTAGAATTCCTATTAAGAATCCGATTGCTTCTCTAAGTTTTTCGCTGTTTTGGTATGCCCCAATAAATATAGCAACTACCGCAGCAATAGCAGCAGCAATAGCAATAAGAGGTCCTAAAGCAATTCCAGTAGCAGCAGATAACATACTAAATCCAGTGCCAACTAGTTGTAGTGGTTTTAGTATCTGAAGAAGAGAACCAAGGACAACTCTGCCAAAAAATCCGCCAACCTTAGCAATAAGTCCAAATGCAGCAAGAAGAGGAAGCACCTGAGCAGTTAGAGTAAGAATACGTTGACCTAACTCGGAACGTAAAAAGTCATTCAAAAATACAAAAGCAGTTTTTAGAGTATTAAAGAAGACTGTTATAGAGCCTGCCTCTGTTACTAACTCTATAAACCTAGCAAACTCTATTAAGAAGCCACCAAATGCTGGAAGTGATGCATCTAAGTTTTCTCCAACTCTTTGGAATATGTCAACAACTGTATTGAGTTGTGTTAGGAATACTCCAAGGCCTTCATTGTCAGCCATATTAATAAACCCACCAGCAATATTGCCAAGCAAGTCTAGTAATTTAGTACCGTTTTCAGCAGCACCAGCAAAAAACTCTTTTAGAGGTTTTCCATCAATCTCGGTGATATTCTTAAATCTTCCAGTAACCTCTTTGAGATAGTCTAGAAATATCTGACCACCACTACCTGGACCAACGTTGGCAGAAATAATTTTGCCTAATCCACCAAATACGTTTCCAAAAATCTTACCTAAATCTTTTAATATGCCTCTGGCAGTTTGAAATTTCTCATTAAGTTTTCCAGAGGCTTCATCAGCCTTGAGGGTTTCTTTCCAACCACCAGTAAGAGTGGCAATCCATTTAGAAAATTCTTCTGTAAGAGGGCGAGCAGTATCAAGAAGAATTAAGAAAGATTCATAAAGATTGATTGCAGCATCGCCAAAATTAGTCAATACTGTGTTATTAGATTTCCAAATTCTTTCTAATCTTTCTAAGTTTTCTCCCTTTGTAATTGCTTCGGAGAACTTTATAGCAATATCACCAATGACTCCGCCAGTTTCCTTAAGAAGCGGAATTAACGCTGGGAATAGTTTAGTTCTAAGATTTTCTAGAGCGGTTTCTAATTTTGGAAATAGTTCTTCACCTGCTGCTGCTTTTAAGTCTTTGAGTGCTGGTATAAAAGTGTTAACCATATACTCAGCAAATGCTCTTGCTTCTTTTGATAAGTCTGCTAGAGCATCAGCATAAGCATCTGTCGCCGCTGCGTTGTTTTTTATATCGTCTACGGCTTCTGCTGCATCGTCTCGTGCTTCTGTTGCACTAAGAATTGCACGTTCGTTATCTTTTATAGTTTCGTTGTAAGAATTTCTAGCATCTTCTTCTGCCTTAATAGCAGCAACAACATTTTCTTGTCCATCAATAAGGGCTTGTGGACCCTTTTTAGCAAGTTCAGCGTTCTTTGCTTCTGTCTTTTTTAAGTCGTTGTTGGCATCAATTGCTTTTCTATAATTCAAATCTGCTTGAGCAAACGCAAGTTCTGCTTCTTTACGAGCACGAGAGTTCGGTGGAAGGTCAGAAACACGAGCAAGACTTTCTCTAGCCTTTTCTAACTCAAGGGCAGCCTTTTGCTCAGCAATAGCCGCATCTTCTGACTCAAAACCAATTTGTTGTAAATCTTCAATTGCCTGCTCACGGGCTTTAGAAAGTTCTTTTTCTGCATCAGTAATTGCTTGTTTTGCTTTTACTTCTCTAGTTGCTGCATCTTCGTAAGCATCAGCAAGGTCCCTCTGAGCACGCTCAAGTCTGTCTTCTGCTTTTTCAAGTGCTTTTGATTCTTTTGCGCCAGTCTTTTTTGCTTTAGTTCCAGCCTGGATTGCTTTACCAACTCCAGAAAAAGCCAACTTAAGAGTAATAGCCGCCTGAGCAACAGCCGTTAAACTCTGCCCAAGAACTGCTAAAGCGGGTAAGGTCGCAGCGGAAATAATTGAACCAAGAGAAAGTAAAGATGTTCCAAGAACACCAATAATTCCACCAAGGGCAGTTAAGGCTGGGGCAAGTGCGTATCCTGCTCTTGTTAGAGAAGAAAATCTTTCTTTAGCGGCAACGCTTGATTTAATAAGGTTGCCAAACATACTCTTGCCGTCGCCACCACGTCTAAAGCCTTTTTGAAAAGACCTACCAACATCATTTCCAGCCTGGTCACCGATACGATCAGTTCCCTTAAAAGCGTTTTTAATATCTTTTTCAACGCCAGTGGTGATGGCCCGAACAACCACATATGCATCACCTACAACTGCCACGTACCATCACCTCCCGACATTCTTAGCCCAGTGGGCCGTCTAATACTTTTCCAAATGGTTTTGGAGAGTTTTCATTAATATCTGTAGCAGGAACAAAAGGTTTTACTGCTGCCTTTTTTGGATCAAATGGAGTTACATCGCTGTAGTCCACCTGAGACCCTAGAGGCTCTTCAGAGTAGTCGTTTGAACTTCCACCATATGTATAAGTTCTGTCATAGAACTCTTTATACATAATTTTTCTAATCTTGTTCTTTGCGTCAATGTGTTCTCCACTAACAGCGCTAGTAAAATCTTCTTCAAATAAGACGTGTATAACGTCTAACATCTCAGAAGAAGACAACTCAGAAATCTGTAGGCCGCTCATTAGTGCTTTTCCATTGACATAAGGCCAAAGGTCTACTGCCCACTCAAGGAGTCCTCTGGCCCCGGCGTAGGGCGGCTTGAGTATTGCTCCACTAACCAGGAAGTAAGTTCTCCTAACGTTTCTACAGTTACGATTTTTTCTGCGTCTTGTAGCAGAGCCTCGAAACGAACAAGGCTTTCTTCAATAAGTGCTTTTGCAAAAAAAGTTTCAATTAGATTATTTGCAATAGCGGTTTCATCACCAGACTGGGCAGTAGCAACCATGTCCAAAAGAACTTTTCCTTGGAGTGCTGGTTTGCAGTGAAACTCCTCCCCATGGAGTTTGAAAGAAAGGGGTTCTGAGACGCTGTTACCAGCACCAAAATCCCTAAATCTCGGATTTGTCATCTTTGTTTGTCCTCGTTTCTCGTATGTCTTTATCTACTATTGGCATAGTAAATTAGTAACTATTTTACCAACTTTAGGTTGTCAGTAAGATAGCGATTTGCCTTTGTTCCAGGATGCATGACTGCATGGGCATAGACCATACGGCCCCTGTTAACAAACCTAAGTACCGTTGCCCTCTTGGGAACGATTAGATGAGGCTTACTTCCCTCGTGATGAAGTAAAGCGTAGTTAAGTGCTGAACCAATTTTGACGTATTGACCTCTTGAGTCACGAAGATGGCGCATATGAATAGAAGCACGAAGTGCTCCAGTTCGTACTCCAACCTGAGACCTAGCGGCAGCCTGAACTATTCTTCCTTTTTTTGCTAAATATCTTCCTACATCTCCTGAAGGATTGTTAAGCATGAAATCTAGTTCTGCTTTTCTAATAACTACTTTTGTCATTTTATGGAATAGCCGCTGTCAATGTAAGAACTACAGTTTGAAATCCACCTTCTGGGGCATTGACTTCTACAGTTGCAATTACTCCCATACCAAAACCTGATGGCTCCCAAGTATCTAATTGAGCAGCGCTGTCTAATAAAATCCAAGCATCGTATGCTGAAATCTCAGCGAAAGATTCAATGTTGTCTGCTGATGGTGGTCTTCCATTTTGACCAACGACTGGCACTTCTCTAGAGATAGAAACGTTGATTGTCGCGCTTCGAGGGTCTTGGCAACGGCGGGGTTCTGTTGCTTCATCTCCTGGAGAGCCGACATACATCTGAATAAATGAAACAACAAGTTGTTCGCAGTCGACTGCTGGTTGTCCTAAGGTGTAATACCTTCTAGAAGGCAAAGGCATATTGTAAGAAGCATAAGAAGAAACAACTTGGTCTAAGACTGCTTGCAAAAATACAGCAAGATTTTTAGCATTACTGCTAACAGATGCCTTATTTATAGGTGTTGCCACTTATGTCTCTCTTTCGTCTTTTACGTAAATTCTACAAGGTGTAGATAGGCTCTACTCTTGTTCCGAGTTGAATTGACGCATTTGCTGTAAGAAGATTAATTACCTCGTCTACAGCAGGGTTTGCCAAACTTGGTCTAGTGCAGTAAATATCGTATACACCTGGTTCTCTTGGTCCCAGCACAGCAAGGATGTCTGAATAGTTAACTGTAATAGTTATCTTTTCAGTTCCACGATTCAACACGGCTGCGCCAGTGAAAGTCTCGGTTTTAGATCCTGTGTAATCAGAGACAGTCATAGAAACTACCCACGCATTATCGTCTAGTAAGAAATCTCCACTTACTTCATCTAAGTAAAGTACAACACTTCCACCTGTTGGCAAGACTCTTAGGTCAAATGCTGTTTCTGTATACAAGAAAGGCTTTGGTGTAATGCGACGAGCCTTAGGAACATCTGGACTAAATACACGAGCACGAGCACGGGCTTTATCTGGGTTAGAAGTTTTCAAAAATAAATCAACAGCGTATAGTCCAGTACGCAAGTCATCAATAAAATCTTGATTGTCAAGTACTGTATAAGAAATACCTTGTCTAGAAATAGAAGTAACACGTTGAGGTAGGGCGCAAGTGTCATCGCCTTCATAAAGTTTTACAAGTTCAATAGCCAACATACGAGCAGCATTTTTACCTGCTGTTGGAGGAGGCGTTCCGTAGGTATATGTAACTTCTACGTTTGATGGAGTCCAAGTGGCTCCAGGTGTTGCTAAAAGAGTTGAGTGCTCTACTAAATAGTATTGAGACGGGTCAATGATATTTCCATCAATATCTCTCACAGTATGAATTTTTACAACTTTACGACCACGAAGACGGATACGAGTGTTTGATGATGTTCCATCACCTAGGTAGTCATCGTCTCCATAAAGACCAGAGCCACCAATTCTTAGGTTCTTAACCTCACCTTGAATAAGAGT